CGCGGTAGGCGGCCTGCCGGCAGGCGCTCGAGCAGAACGACGCGCGACGCTGCTTCGCGCCGAACGTCGCACCGCACCGCTCGCAGACGTACTCGGCGACGACGCGGCGGATGCGTCGGCGGCGCGGGCGGAGCTCGATGACGACGGCCAGGTGCTCGACCGGTTGGAGCTCGGTCAGGACAGCGAGCGCGGTCACAGTCCCTGCTCGTCGGCGATGGCTACTTGCGTCGCGGCGAGCTCGTCGAGCCAGTCGTCTTCCCCTATGACTCCCTGTCCCTCGTGTCCCTCTGTCCCTAGTAGGGACTCTGGGGACAGAAGAGGAGAGTCAGAGGGGGACTCGGGGACAGCAGGGACAGGGGGTAAGGAGTAGACACCCTTGTCGCCGACGAGCTGCCCGTCATGGAACATCCGCTGCGTCGTCTTCTTGCTCAGCTCGTGGTCGATGTCGGCGACGTCGGAGATCTGTTTCGGCGTAAGCGGCCCATGCGCTCGGATCGCGTCAACGATCTCCTTGCGCGTCTTTCCGATCGCATACTCGTCGGCGTCCCCGAGCAACTCCCAAGTCCCGATTTCAGGTGCGAACCGGAGGGCGAGCTCCTGCTCGACAACGTCGCGGCCAGTGATGTGCAAGGTGGCGTCTGCATCGCCGCGTGCCCGCTTGACGACGATGATCGTGTCGGCTGCCGCGGCAGTGCCGAGCGTGCCCTGGACCGACTCGACGAAATCAGACGTCTCGGCCTTCCGAGTATGGAAGAGCGCGACGATCGCGATGCCGTACTTGACGGCGATCGCCTGCAGCAGACTCGCAGCTTCGTAGTCGGCTTGGAACATGTTGCCGCGGTCGCGCGAGTACGGGCGGACGCGCGGATAGACATCGATCAGGACGAGCCGCGCAGCAGGGTGCCCGTCCAGCCACTCGACAAGCCGCTTGTCGCCGCCCTCGTCAAGGCGTGGCCAGGCGGTCTCGATCCGGAGGCCTTCCGGGGCTCCGTCACCGTTAAGCAGCAGTCGGAGCCGTTCCTGCAGCCGGCGTGCGTTGTCCTCAAGCGCCAGGTAGAGCACGTCGCCCTGGTCGACGTCGATCTTGCCGAGCGCGACTCCGCCGCTGCCGACAGCGATCCCCAGACTGAGCGCCAACCAGCTCTTTCCGAGTTTCGGCGCGCCGGCCATGAACGCGAGGCCTTCGGGGAACAGACCATCGACCGCCCAGCGGGGCTGAGGAAGTTCGGCGGCGAGGAGTTCCGCCGCAGTCCAACTCGTCCGGCGTGCCTGCGGCTCCGTCACGACTCGCCTCGGCAACGGATGACGAGCAGCGCCTCATCGATCGTCAACGTCGAGGCGACAGAGGCGACAAGCTTCTCGTCGACCCATCGCAGCCAGTGCTCGCGCATCCGCCGCACGTACTCGCCGGTGCTCAAGTAGCCGGCCAGGTGGTCGACCTCGAGCGCCCAGGCGTCCCAGTCGGCGTCACAGCGAGGCGACAGCTCCTCGTCTGACTCGCAGGAGCACGCGTGCGCGAGCACCCGCCAATAGGGCCGGCACCGCTCGTTCATGCCGCCCACCTGCGCATCGCACGCGCGTTCCGTTCGCGCTCGACGTCGAGGTACCGCCCGACGAGGTCGACGAGCACCGCGTACTCGCGCGGCGAGAGCTGCTCGCGCCACCGTTCGAGCAGAGAGACGAGGCCGAGGTGCGCCGTCTGCAGGCCCGTGGTGCTCATGCGAGCACCTGGAGGCGGGGACCTAGATCAGTGCTCGGGCCAGGCACCAGGGTGGCCTCTTGTCCCTGAAATCGGGATCAACAGAGTCCGCCCCTGGCTAGCGTCGCGCTGCCTTCGGCGTCCGGACACCATCGCGGTGTCCGCTATCCGTGGAGGTCCGTCCACGTACGGCTCGAGCTCCGCCATGAATCGCCGAGACGGCTCGAGGCGCTCGGCGGCGTAGGAGTGCTCAGAGAGGAAGCCGGCTACGGCTGCATCGGCCACCGGTACCGCTCCTGATCGTGCCAAGAACTCATCGAGGAGGATGCTATCCACGCGGGGTGACGACTCCTAGAACGCCGAAGGCCCGCCGAAGCGGGCCGTGGGGCGGATGAGTGTTGCAGCGATCAGGCGCGAACGCCGGTTGATCTGAGGCTACCTGCAGGAACGGCGCGCTCCAAAGAACGGGGCGCGATCCGGTGCTTACTGCGTAACGCGCAGGCTACTTCATCCGTTCGCACTCCACTCCTCGTCAGTTATGCCTGCCTGCCTCAGGATCTCCTTTAGCAACGGGAGACCGATATCCGTCTCGTGAGGATTCGGGATGCGGACCTTGAGCGACCCCTTCACCATGAAGGCGTGGTGACCACCGCTCACCGGCCCGTCAAAGCCGAGACCGCGGAGCCGGCGGATCAACTTACGGCGCTGAGTCGTCCGTGGGAGCGCCACCGCTGAACGACCACGCCTACAGCGCGTTCAGGTCCAGCGACTCCAAGACAGGTAGGTCGCGATCCTCATCGCGCACCTTGAGGATGACCCACTCGAAAACGATCTCTTCGAGCTGGTCGAGTGCTTGCTTCGCGGACGCCGATTGCGACCAGACACCTGCGAAGCCCTCGATCTCCGCGAACCAGGAGCCATCTTCGAGTTGTCGCACAGAGGCGTGACGCGCCGCCGCCTCGGCATAGCGGGTAATCAACTGGACGGGCATCGGCCGGCGGAAGGTGACTTGGCGAAGGCCCTCCTGAGTTGTCTCCTCGCCCCAGACTCCCTCTGAGTTGAGAGATGTCCGAGCCGGGAAATCCTCGTGGATCGGGGAGGTCAGAGCGCTCGAAGTCGTCATTTTTCTCCTCCTCCGCCGCGGCGGAGATTCTCAGGCGCGTCGACGGACATGACGTTGGTCGATTGCATCAGATAGACCGGGTTCCCGGCAGCGTCGTACTCGCCATCGAGCTTCATGATTTCCGTTGCGACGAGCTTGACCTTGACGACGGACCCGTCATCGACGAGGTACTCATTCCAGTGCTCGCCTCCTGATCGGAAGGTCATGATCGTCGCCTCCACTTCGCGGCCGTCAGGCAGCGTGATTGTCCTCTTACCAGGCATCGGGGTCGAAGCCTAACTCTCTGATCATCGGCTCGGCGCGCCAGAATGCAAATCCCCCGCTGCGTCGCATCGCCCGATGTTGCCTTCGGCGGTTCCACCCTTCTCCCTGCACCTCCAAAAAGGATGCCCGCCGAGTATGAGAGCAATGTGAGCGCGGCGGCGCGCTCACGGCGGGCTCGACCGTCACGCCATGCGCCTTCCGGTCTCGCGGTTGTGACAGTGCGTGCACAGGGGTCGTAGATGCTGATCCGCGTCCGGGTCGGCGACGCCTTGGGCGACGAGCTCGCGCCTCGAGATCGGCCAGTGGTCGGGCACCGTGGCGGGAGCGGGGCAGAGCGAGCAGGTCGGGTGGGCGCGGAGGTAGCGGGCCCGCCGGCGGCGCCAGGCGGTCCCGTAGCCGCGTTCGGTGGTCGACTCGCGGATCCGGTCGTGGCGGCGGCGCTTCTCGGCGAGGTGCTCGGCGCATTTCCCGGCCGGCAGGTCGGTCCAGCGGGTGCAGCCGGCCTCGGTGCAGACGCGCATTAGAAGCTGGCTGCCCGGTAGACGGGTTTCGGCTGCGCGTCGTTCGCGACGGCGACCGCCCGGGCGGCCCAGGCGAGCACGAGCGCCACGGCGGCGTCGATCTTCCGAGGGCTCTCGCGCGACTCTTTCTCGACGGTATGCAGCGGGCCGGCGTCGCCCTCGCGCGGACGTACAGCGCGGCGGACGGCGTTCTTGACGTGCTCGGCGAGCGTCGGGTCGCCGTTGTGCCAGACCTCGCCGGCGATCATCGCCTCCCGCAGCCGGGAGACCTCGACAGCGACGTTGTGGTCGCGCATGACGAACTTCTGAAAGACGCGGTCGCCGAAGCGGCCTTGCCAGCGGGCGAGCTCGGCCCAGATGTGCGCCGGGTCGCAGAAGGCGAGGTAGAGCTCGTGCTCGCGGGTGAACGCCTCGACGGTCGCGGAGATCTCGCCGAGCGGATGCCGGTAGCCCTCGGGGGCGCCCTCAGGACGCTTCCAGTGGCCGACGAGCTTCGCGTAGCCGCTCTCGACGTGCACCGCGACGATCGCGAAGTCGTCGTGTGCGCGTGAGTCGCCTCCGATCGCGCCGTCGACGCCGAGCGTCCACAACCCTGGCGTGGCGGCCGGCTCGTCGTCGGTGACGAGCTCGTCCCACCGTTCGCCGTCGAACGCGGCCCCGGAGCGGGCCACCTTGCGGTTGAGGTAGTAGCGCTCGGCCTGCGCCGCGTCTCGGAGGCAGAGAGCGTCGATTTCGATCGAGACCCGCTCCAGGTCGACCCACGCGCTCGAGTCGCCGTACACCTTCTCGAGCGCGCGCGAGCGCCAGTCCAGGTTGTCGATGTTCCCGTCGCCAGGGTCGACGTCGTCGTGCAGCACGCCTTCGTGCTCTTCCTCCGCGGTGAACTGCGCGACGCTCTGCTCGACCGGGTCCCACGCGTTCGTGATCGACAGCCAGCGGCCGCCGGTGCCGCCGAGGTTCCGCCGCTGCGCATCCGCGAGCTTCCGGCCGCCATCGTGCGCGGTCCACAGATGCGTCTCGTCCTGCAGGCCGAACGTGACCCGCTGGCCGTGCCGCGACCTGGCGCTCGACGTGGTCGGCTCGATCCGACCGCCACCCGGCAGGTTCACCCGCGTCAGGCCGGTGTCGTCGATCGTCGCCGCGACGTCGCCGAGCTCGATCATCGGCAGCAGAGCCGTCCAGCAGTTATCGGCGGAGTCCTCCGACACCGACGTGACCTGCACGAGCGGCGTCGGATGCGGCCGGCCGAGCGGGTTCCCCTCGTCGTCCCAGCCTGCAAGCCGTGTCGGCCCCGCAGCTTCCGCGATCGCGATCGCCGCGCCGAACGGGCTCTTGCCCCACTTCTGCGGACGGACGAGCTGGCCGCCGCGCGGGTAGATCCATCGACCGGTATCAGGGTCGAGCGCGTAGAAGGAGGCGAGGAAGCGCCACATCTCCTCGGTTAGCAGGTAGGGGTCGCCGCGCTTCGGCCCGTCCGGGATCGCGACGTGCTGCTCGATCCAGTGGCCGACCAGGTCGCCGAGCGTCGGCAGCTCCCGCCGTTCAGCCACGCGGGTCGACCACCCGCAGCCGGCGAACCGGCGCCATCTGCTCAGCCTCCCTGGACGGCTGCTCCACTTCCCACTGCAACCGGCGGCGAGCACCAGGCGTCAGCCCGAGGCGATCCTCGAGCGCGTTCACCTGCGCATGAAGCGCGGCCTTCCCGGGCTCCACCGCGAGCGCCTCCCGCAGCTCCGCGAGACGCACCAGCGCGGGCACATCGGCGTCGATCCAGACCGCAGACATCGGCGAGCGCCAGACGGTTGCCCACCACTCCCGCGTCGCCTTCGACCACGCGGGCGCCCGCGCCGGCAGCTTCGGCGCAGGCCGGGAACGACCCTCAGCAGGCAGCCGGCGCCACCGCGACTGACCCGCGTTCCGACGCCGAGTCTGCCCCGGAGGCTTAGGAAGCGGCGCCATCAGCGCGAAGCGTGGATGCGTACACACCGCGAGCCGCTGTCCCCGGCGGGCGGGCGCGCGCTCGGGTAGTGGTCAGCCCCCACGGGGGTGCCTCGGGCGGCGTGCCGTGCCGTCGTCTCGACGGTCGGCGTGCTCGAGCGCTGCGAGCAGGAACCAGAACTGCGAGCGCTTGCGCGTGCGCCGCCCGAGTGTTCATCGGCGGGCGAGCATGTCGTCGAAGCGGCCGGCGGCGAGGGCGGCTGCGATTTCGCTCTCGCTCATGTTGGCGAGGTCGTCGCGGCCGAGCTGCCGCGCGTCGTCGGGCGTGGGCTCCTCGTCGCGTGCGCCTCGCGCCATGCGGGTGACGATGTCGTCGGGCTTCTGCGGGTCGGGTGGTGGTCCGGGGTTGCGGCCTGCGAGGAGGGCGTCGAGGCGGCCTGCGCGGAGGGCGGCGGTCGTCTGGTCGGCGTCCAGCGTGCGGAGCTCGTCGATCCCGATCTGATGGATGGCCTCGTCGCTCATCGCACGGTCACGTTGTGGCGGCGTGGCTTCGCCGGCTCGGCCGGTGCGGCGACCTGGTCGAGCAGGTCGAGCACACGGTCGGCGGGGGTGCGGGTCTCGCGGGGTACGCGGGTTGTGTCGAGGTCGATCCTGCCGCCGGTGAAGGCGTGCTGCCGGCCGACGATCGCCTCGTTGCGGTTGAAGTCGCGCAGCCAGTGGACGGCGCCGCGTGCCGGGCCGAGGTCGCGTGCCGCTGCTTTCGCCTCGAGCACAGCGGACACGAACCGGGTGGCGGCTGCGTCCTCGGCGGCGGCGAGGTTGTCGAGCCACGGGTCGCGGTGCTCTGCGATCGCTTCGGCAAGGGTGTTGCCGGCCTGGTCGACGGCGGCCGCGAGCGCGTCGGCGTGCTCTTGGAGTTCGGCGGCGCGGGCTAGCTGCTCCTGCTCGACGCCGACGATCGACACCTTGGTCGCCTTGCCGGCAACCGCGGCGGCAGTGACGGCGTCGCGCGCGTCGATCTTGGCCTGCTTGGCCTGTTCGCGGGCGTCGTCGATCTCGCCGAGGGTGGCGGCCCACTCGCTGGCGACACGGTCGAAGGTCGCGAATGCCTCGGCGACGGGTCCGGGCGGGTGAGGCGGCAGGTTGAACGCTGCGACAGGACGGCGGGAGCTGGTGCGATCCCACATGGCTACTCCTTCGGGTTCGGGATACGGACGGTGCGGCCGAGCCGCAGGACGGGCAGCGTGCCGGCGGCGATCTCGCGGTCGACGGTGGAGACGGAGACGCGGGTCAGCTTGGCGTACTCGGCTCGGGTGAGGTAGTCGGGCATGTTCCCGTTCACGGTCGCGGCGGTTGCCGCGTCTGGCAAATCGGCGGCGACTCCTGACGACTCGGGCGGACTGTTGACGACTCGCGCGGCGAGGGCGGCGAGCTGGTCGAACCCTTCCGGCACCGGGCGGTCCTGCCGATCGAGCTCGGCCCGGAGCAGGTGCGCGGCCAGGACGAGCGCGCCGGCGGCCTCCCGGTCGAGCACCAGCGCGATTAGCACGTCGGCTCTCGCAGTAGCGCGATCATCTCCTCGAGCGCGCTGCTCAGCGCCTCGGCGCTGTCCGCCTCGAGCAGCCGGCGGCGATACTCGAGGAAGCGCCGGTCCGGGTAAGGGTCCTCGACGTAGCGGGGCACCGAGCGTTCGACCACGTCGATGACGGTCGCGCCGCGGGCTCGGAACTTCGCCGGCCCGGGCGCTTTGAACGGGTCGCGCTCGTATGGCTTGTCGAGCTCGACGCGGTAGAGGTCGCCGTGCGGGTAGCGGCTGGCGTAGACGCGCGCCTCGGTCTGCGACTTGGAGGCGTAGACGTAGGCCTGGTCGGTGCCGTTCGCTGACGAGACGACGTCGGTGGCGGTCGGCGGGAGGATCCGGGCGCCGGGCCGAAGGCCGGGTACGCCTCCGTGGTAGAGCCTCACGGCGCTACCGTCACGGGGTGGACTGCGGTGCCAGCGGACCCCAATCTGACCCCACACGCGCGGGACTGTCCCTTCGGAGCCATGCGGGGGGAGGGCGGGAAACGGCTCAACGAAGCCACTTCCCGCCACTCCGCTACACCGGGCGCCACCCCCCTGAGCGGCCAAGAGGTCCCCGGTTCAAATCCGGGCGCCCCGATCGGACACCGTGACGGCTCTCGACGGGACCTGGAAGGTGCGGCGGACGGCGGGGTGGCTTCCGCCGATGGTCGGCGTCCGCAAGCGGATCGC